GTCTGCACCATCCCCGAATACTTCCGGATAGTCCTGACAACAGCCCCCCAGTCCTCAAGGAATTGCCCCTGTGCCTCAGCCCACCGGTATGATGCTGCTATGTCAGTTATTCCAAAGCCCAATGAGTCAATCTTATTAACCGCCACATGATAGATCGACACAGGCCAGTCAATGACGCCTGTCACGCCGCCCGTTTCCTTTCTGTCGTTCCTGAAGTCAGGGTAGTATACCGCTTTCCCGTTTCTCATCCGTTTGTAAAGTAACGGTTTGTAACTGTCACCCGGATCAGTGATGATCTGGCTGATCTCCTCTGCAGGAAATAGCCTCAGCGATATATTCGGTACAGTCTGCTTGTAGATTGCGATAAACAGATTTGCACCCTTCTGCAGTGTCTTGTCATTCTGCTCTATGGCCTGCTGAGAGACGAACGCTGAGAGGTTGTATGCATCCTTTAGGATAGGGTCAAGCACCTGCACCTTATCATTCTGGTTGCCCTCTTCCACCGACAGATCGAACCCCTTGGCGAACGTGAATAAGGTTCTTACATCTATTACACGCTTAATTAGCGGATTGAAGATGTAGTAATACTCAGAAATATCCGCATAGTTGTCAACGTCCTGCTTGGTGAGGTTCTGGACAACACGGCCCGACATCCTGACCCAGTTAAGGTCTCGGGTGGTTCTCCAGTCAAACAGGCCCGTTGCTGCGCTTTCATCCAGCTTATCGCTAAGCTGTGTGACCTGATGTGACAGGCTCAGGGATTCGATCTTCTGATCGTCAAGGGATTTTGACAATACGGTGATCTGGCTTTCGGCCCTCGTCAGGGCTTTTGATTTCAGGAAAGACATGTCTCAATTAGGATTGAGTTAATATAATAAAAAAGTGTGTTTGAATTAGTTATAAAATTTAGTTTGCCGGTTTGATCCCTGCAAGCACAAGCGCATTGTAAATCTTGCATGAGGTGCGGTCTATTTTGTAGAGCTGCTTTATTCCGTGCTCCCCAACCTGTTTTGTGCCGGCTTTTACCTCATCAAATGATACGTGTATTGTGAGGTTGTCCATTCCTTCGCGAGTCTCAATGATTATTTTACCGTCTATTCTTCCGTTGTAACTGTCGCCGCGTGTAACCACTGTAAATTTTGAGTTATCATCGCAGATTTGGGAGATCTGTGTTGCAAGGTCTTCAGTGCTCATCTTAAAGTTTGATTCATTCATTGCTACCATTTTACTCATCCTCTTGTAGTGTTACCTATCTACATTGTAGCCACTACTATATATACTTGCCTATATGTAGTAGTCGTCCTCAATTGCCCGCATAACCTGCTTGCCTCCGCCAGACATGCCGCCTTGAGAATACCAGATAATCCCCTGGCTTGTCATATCCACACTGTCGTCATGTGCGGCGTCAGGGAAGCTCACCATCTCCTCAGTATAGTCATGTAGCCAGTATGCGCCCTCAGGGAAATAGACCATACCTGCAGCGAAGAACGGCACTGTCTGATATGCTCTGTCAAGCTTGGTCCCCACGGGGTTTATTTCAACCAATGGGATTGGTGTTCCGCATGACCGGAGGGACTGGATCAAGCTTTGCCCACTTGCCTTATTTTCTATCAGTAAGGCATTTGGCCTGTCCCGCAGATAGGTGTTGTATGCCGTCTGCAGCAGGTCAGGGTATTCTAATTTCTCCTTGAACCGATCCAGCAGAACAAACCCTTTCGGGGTTACACCCCACAGGCCATAAACTGAATAATCAGGGTCGTTGGTTTTGCCTTCCTTGTCCACTGCAAAGGCAGTGTCCCATGAGCCTATCTTATAGGTAAATTGCATCTGTTGCAGAATCGGTTCTGATATCAGGTGACGGAACCACTCTCGTTTAAACACGTTGCCGCCTGCGGGTCTGATCTTCCAATTGCCGTTCAACAGACGCTCCTTCTCGACCTCAGGGAGGGCTAAGAGTTTGGATCTGTAACCAGGATCAGCTTCCATCAGCAGAGGGTTATCACTCAGTTTTGCGGATATGAAAGTAAATGATTTTGGGATTAACTCAGGATCTTTTGCTTTCAATTCTTCGGCACTGTCGCCCCATATGATCTTATTATTGACACGCACAAACCACCGGATCACGCCGGACCTTTTAGGTATTGGGTATCCTGTTTTCTGGTCTATCCACCAACCCATAATGCCCGACCCCCACCCGTCATCGCCTACAATCAGCCAACTGTCGGGGTCAGGGTTGCAGGTTCCTCTGATGTATGGGTCAACACCACATACGGACCTATTACGTGAAGTAAGGTACCAGAACTGTTTTTCTGTGAAGTGTGTCAGCTCATCAAACATGATCAGGCACAACTGTGCCCCTTGATAGTCCTGCGCATTCTTCTCATACTCCAAGTGTGCGAACTTCAGCCGGTTGGGGTTCTTTGCCCCCATGCAGGGAAACGTCCACTCAAGGGAGCTGCCCTTTGGCTCTGCACGCCCGGTGTATAATTTTAAAGATTCATCCCAAAGGCCACCCCCGGCCCGGATCATAGGAGTGGTCCTCCGAAAGATCATCGCATTAAAGCCTGGCACCTTTGTGATATATTGCAGAGGTTCAAGCAGCTCTGCATACGTCTTCCCCGATCCGGCAGCGCCACCATAAATACAGATGTCTGCGGGGCATGATATAAACTCAGATTGAGGGCCCGGTTGGGGGAATGTATATAGCGTTCCACACTTTGCACAGACGTATACTGCGCCTTTCTGTTTTAGTTTTCCCCCACACTTTGTGCAGGTGATTGTTTGGTATATGAGTTGCTGATCTAATGCTTTTTTTGCACTCACTGCCTCGCATCCCGGAGGATATCCATGCAGATTTTCCAGTCCTGCCGGTTACGCAGAATGTTATACTCTTCAGGTGCCATCCTCAGCGTGACATATCGAGGGTCTGACTTCACCCGGAGCACCCGTGCAATCACCGCATTGTATGACTCCTTGGGCTGTTTGAGGTCGTCTAAAAAAGATTTGGTTTCGATGGAAATTTGAACAGTGGTGCTATCTGCCATTGTTATAGGATATGGAGGCAGGTATATATAATGTTACGGTTCAGAATAACCGCGACTGCCCTTGTGCCTCCTTGATACGCTTCTGTGCAATGGCATAATAGTCTTCATCCTTTTCTATGCCCATGAAGTTGCGGCCCGTGTTGATGCAGGCGACCGCAGTTGTGCCTGAACCGAGGAATGGATCAAAGATAATATCATTTGGTCTGCTTGATGTTTCAATAATCCTTTTAATTATCTTCTCCGGTTTCTGGGTGGGGTGTCCACACCGTTCCTCTGCAGATGTTATAGGTATGCTCCACACGTCGGTATAATTCTTTAACGGGTAGAATGGCCTTCTCAGCTCTTCGTATTCTCTTCTCAGCTCTTCGTATTCTCTTCTCAGCTCTTCGTATTCTCTTCTCAACTCTTCATATCCTCGCTTAAAGAATCCCGTGGTTTGAAGTTTTGAATACATTTCTTCAGTTGGTAAGGCGTATTGATCAGTATCCCCAAAGAAATGACACGCCATACCGCCACCAGTTATAGGACTACCCAGTAATTTATTTACATCCTGCTTTGATAATTTACTTTTAGATAATTCTGAAAGCATATACTCTTTTATTGGTAAAAACAGGCTTCTATTACCATAGATTTCCTGTAACCCGGTTTTCTCCACTTCACCAGAATAAAATAAGATCCTCTCTGTTACCGGGGCAAATGACCTGAAGTTATTCCATCCCTTAATTGGCATGTTGTTGGGCTTGTGCCAGATGATATTATTTTCAAGGTGAAAATACTTGTCACCAACAACCTGAATGTATGTGCTGATCTTGTCATCAGCGAAGCAGTAGAAAGAACCGTTCTGTTTCAGGATTCTTTTAAACTCAATAAAGCACGTTTCGATAAATGAGAGGTAGTCCTCGAATGAATCCCAGACATTATCCCAATCATACTTATTCCCTGCATGGTCCTGCTTCATTACCTGATAATAAGGCGGATCAGTGAGCACAAGATCCACGCTGTTATCTTCCATCTGTCGCATAACGTCCAGGCAGTCGCCACAATACACCGTGTTAAGATCCATCAGTCACCCCGTTAGGTTTGGCCGTTGTGTCCGGTATCTCCCGCATCTGTCTCCCATTACTTGGCAGTATAATGACGCTCTGCTCCACCTCGCCACTGTCCTCGCCACTGTGCTCAACCTCTTGTTTGTCCCTCCACCTGGACGAATCCCGATTTTTCAACCAGAAGATCCCTGCTATCGTGTCTGGAGGGATCTCTTTCGTTGTGATCTCCTGCCTGATAGATCCGTCAGGATTCTTGATGATCTTCTTATCTGTTAAGGTCATGCCACGGGCCCGGTTAAACAATGATTTTTCAACAACCTTATTTGCCTTGTCCTTTCCATCGGTGGTTGCCCCCTGCAGCTCAGGATATCTCTTCCTCCATCTCCAGAAGGTATCTCGACCTCCATCTCCAGAAGGTATCTCGACATATCCCTAATGCAGATGATATCTCCGGGTCTGTCTTACCCTCTTCTGCCAGTGCTTTGACTATAATCGGGTGTATGTTTGGGTTATATCTGACTATTGCACCCTTCTTTGCCATATC